TATCTGGCATGACCTCGTCATGACGATGACATGACGGCATCTCAACTGATTGATTTGATTTGATGTTCTGAATCATAGTTCTCATTTGTGGGTTACTTGTAGCAGAAGTCATTAAACGCTTGGCTACCTTCAAGCAAGTGATTTTCCCATCAGTATTTTCAAACAGTCCTAGCGTTACAAATCGCTTCATCATCTCCTCTACCTTCTGGGGAGTTGATCCTGTATTCCTAGCAATAATTCGAGCATCATGCTTAAGTTCAAATGTGATGTTGTCTGTGTTTGTCTTGCCTACAATAAGTTCAATGCAGTACCAGTACAGACCATAACCTTCCAGTCCGTAATCCAGCAGCACCTCTTGAAGTTTCTCATCTAGGTTAGCGTTAGAATCATGTTTAAACCAATCCATTATTTTCTCCGAGTAAGTAATGTGATCGCATTATCGCAATACATTTATATATATGTCAAGTTATTTTTATATCAATATTGTGAATTAATTTCATCAGCCTATATTTCAGCTTAAATATATCTGTAATCATTCCCTTGACATCCTCAACTACTTCTACCTTATGTACTGTGTCAAAGTAAACAAAGTCTGCGATGTACTTGATGGCTCTCTCAGCCTTACCATTAATCACCAGCTTTGGGATCAGTTCATACGAAACTTGTAAGCGCAGATCAGAGATTAATCCACCTTTTTCATATACTTTTAGCTGTCCATAGCGCACAGATTCTTTGCGTGAGTGAAACTTTATGCCATCTAACTTTGTGATTTTATTATTGTATTTAGTTTTCTTATGTATCATTTGTTATCCATTTAAAAAAACAATCATATATTTGTGAAATAATTGCATTTGGTTATTGCAATACTTTTTTATTGGAGTATAGTTCTATTCATGCACTACATATTAACACAAGGAGAAAAAAATGTTTGATTGGGATGAATACTTTAATACACCAGAACAAGTTGCAAAACGTAAAGCTGACATGGTTGCATTTTATGCAGCTCGTGATGCAGAAGATAAACGCATCAAGGAAGAGTTAGAAGCACATCGTGCAATCCTTCGTGCAGCTACAGCAGAACTTAAGGCTGACAATGATGCAGCAGAGTTAAAAGAGTACAAGAGATTGTTTGCAGCAGATAAGGATAGATACCTAGCTGCTGGATACACGGAAGAACTAGCTCACAATATTGCTTGCAGCGATGCACAGTATCGTGAGAATCAAAAACTTGGTTATAGCAACGAATAGGAGATAATTATGTGTGATGAATATACAGACGAAGAGAATGACAAAATCATAGTGCTGCCAGAAGATATTGCTCAAGAATTATGGTTTGATTTACAGTTTCCAGAAGATAAAGTAAAGTTTCTTGAACAAGAAAAACATCTTGCTGGTTTGGTTAAATGGGTTGGAATATAGGAGAATATGATGCTTGATAATTTATTAATACTTTGTTTAGGTGGTGCAATAATCTGTGCCGTATTTGTAATAGCTGGTATAATAGCTAAGGTTAGGGGATGGGAATGAGTGAACAACAATTTCAAGCAGAATTTGATCTAGAACGTTTTATTGATTCTATTGACTGGAATGCAATGGAAGATAAGTATAACGAACAGTTCTGGGATCATATGTTGAGCAATGAACCAAAAGCACATAACGAAGAGTGGATGTTAGAAAACTTTGGTGATAACTTTACAGAGTGGGTTGTAGAAACTTTTGACAATAAAGATATTATTTTTAATTAGGAGAACAGAGTGAGTAATTATCAAGTATTAAGAGCAATTAACGTAAACGCACATACAGAGAAGAAAAACAATCTTACTTACCTGTCATGGGCATGGGCAGTTGACCAGTTACTGATGCAAGATCCAGCAGCAACATGGTCTTATGGTGAGCCAGTTAAGTTTGGTGAAACCTTGATGGTGTTCTGTACAGTAACAGCGTTCGGTAAATCCATGACATCTCAGTTGCCAGTTATGGATTATAGGAACAAGAGTATCCCTAACCCAGACAGCATGGCAGTCAATACAGCGATGCAGCGATGCCTAGCTAAAGCAATTGCATTACATGGTCTAGGTTTGTACATTTATGCTGGTGAAGATGTACCAGAGGAAGATAAAGTACAAGCACCAAAAGCAATCACACCTACGGCTGGTGCAATGGAGAATTTAGATGAGGAATCACAACAGTTTATTAAAGACCTTGCAATTGATATTATTGGTGATGTTGCTGGTGGACACATTGAGGATGCTTATGGGAAAACGACAACATTACTCAATGAAGAGAAACTCGCTGTATGGACTTTATTGGATAGCAAGACACGCAGCACACTTAAAAAACACGCTGAATCATTGAAAGGTAAATAATGATTATCACATCACTATACGGAATGACAACTCTTCTAAACAAAGAGCATGAAAACAAATTGAAAGCAGCAATTCAATACTTAGGCAACAAGTATTTATTAGCAACTATAATTAAGAAAGGCAACAAATGAATAACTTAAACGCAGTAGGCAACATCGGATCAGATGCAGAAGTTCGCTTCACTAAAGAAGGTACAGCCATTGCAAGTTTTAGCTTTGCCTTGTCATCTGGTTATGGTGATAGAAAGAAAACGACATGGCTACGTTGCAACATTATTGGTAAACGTGGTGAAACACTTGCACCAATGCTCAATAAAGGATCACAGGTAGCGATTACAGGCGAGATTTCTTTGAATGAATATGTTGCTAAGGATGGATCAAATAAATCGTCTTTAGAGTGCTTGGTGAACAACGTAACTCTGCTAGGTAAGAAAGATTCAGCACCAAGAGAAGCCAGCAAAGCAAACGGATACCAGAATCAACCACTAGATGAAATTGAATCAGATATTCCGTTTTAAAGAACATGGGTAAAAGCGTTAATTAGTCTGAAAGTCAGACCATGATATATTGTGCAAAATCTATCAACCAGCGTGAGTAGCCCATCCCATTTTTGGAGAAGAAAAATGCCAACAAGAAAAGAAATAATGCTAAAAGCAGAAAATAATAGACAAGCAATATTTGATGCTATTGGTAACGAAGTTATGAAATTGCCAGAGATTAACAACATTTTAAATTTAGGTGAAGCATTAATTAAGAATCACCTAAACACACTAGCTGCTCGTGGTCACATTGTTTCAACCAAGATTATTAATAAAGCAACAGGAAAGTGGAACAATCTTTATCGTCAGAGTGATAAACCATACATTGCCAAGACAGAAGATGAACTTGGAGTATCTGATCAAGAGAGAAAAGAATATACAAAGAGATATGCAAGTGATCTGGCAGCAATGCAAGCTAACCCAAACTTGCGAATCATTCGTAGGCTGGACAAGAGAGTTGAAGTGTCAAGACTTAGCAGCAAGAGTTCATACAGAGGAATCGGCAGTTCATTCTCAATGTGGGAATCAGCATGAGTGCAAAGACACAGCACGATAGTGGTGAGATGAATAAAAGTAATGTCTGTAATTACATTTATAACAACCCAGCATCAATGCAACAGATCAAAGAAGCCACAGGATTGTCTATTGCGTATATAAGATTATTGCTATTAAAGCTGAGTAATGAATACATGGTTAAAGAATCAAGACTTCCGTCAATTGGCAAGATGATGACACACTACGAATCTTTTAGTGAATATACACCAAAAAAATACATCAAAGAGCCTAGTAGGAAGCCGTATAAGCCATTAAAAAAACTTGGTGAGGACTTTGTATCAATCGTATTAAGTAAATTGTCTAGTCAAGTTCCAAAAATAGTAGCAATTGATTTAGATGTGAGTTTAAGCAAGATTTATTATGTGAGGAGATATTATGGCAGGAATTAATGACGTAACTGGGGATGCTTTAGTATCACGCTTATTAAGTGATAAGGGATCAGAAGCATTTGATCGTATCTTTGGTGAGAAAAAAAAGACTAATGGCGGATGGAAGCCACCAGTTGTAATGAGTGATCCATTGTGCAAGATATGTGGAAAAGGTTTAGCAAGCACTCAAGAATGTGCATGGACAGGATGCCCACTTAACTGGAATGAGAGCAGGATTGATGCTATTGGTGCTAATGGAGATGGATTTCCAGACAAGTCACACTATGAAACTAAAGACTAAACTATTCTTACTGCTTATTACCGCACCAATATGGATATGGTTCGCTATATTGTGGCTGACAATACTTGATATATGGGATGCTAGATAGGGGATGGTTAATCCCCTGTTTGTCTAGCGATTGCAAACGTACATAGTTACTTCAAAGCCGAAACGCATTTCAGTAGCTGCTGGTTTTGTCCACATGATAGATCTCCTAAAATTTATACACGTCATTGTGTATATGTATACATTTGGCTATTTATTACACACAAAGTTTCTAAGCATTATCATGAATTAAGTTTAAAAAAAGCACTAATAATCAACTATTAGTTAATATTTACAAAATAATTTAAACTATTTAATAAAAAAGTGTTGCATTAATAAATAATAAGAGTATAGTTACTACATCGGTGATTTAAATCTACTTGCTACCGATCAATAAATTAAACGCTAAAGGAGAAGTAAAATGGAATTAACACAATACGAAGCAATTGGTATCGCAGAAGGCTTCATTGAAGCAGAATCAGAAGATCAAGCAATTGCAGCATGGCAATATCTGGTTGATACTGGTTTGGCATGGAATCTTCAAGGCTGGTTTGGTCGTACAGCACGTTCATTAATTGATGCTGGCATCATTACAGCTTAAGGAGAAAATAACATGGCTTATGTAAATAACGAAACAAAGGCAGCAATCCACGCAGCACTTAAACCAGTATTTAAAAAATATGGTATTAAAGCTACTGTAGGTCGTAATTCTTATAAATCAACACTAGTTGTAAACGTATCTGCTGGTGACATTGACTTTGGTACTGAGTATCAACAGGTTAATGTTTACTGGGTTGATGATCACTATACTGGCAAAGCTAAAGACTTCTTAAATGAAGTATTAGATACCATTAAAAAAGCTGGTGCATGGTATGACGAATCAAACGCACAAATTGATTACTTCAATACAGCATTTTATATTGACATCAATATTGGTCGTTGGGATAAGCCATACGTTTATAACAATAAAGTAAGTCTATCTAACGTGCTTGCGTTCAACGCATTGCAAGAGTTAGGTAAACTTCAACTAGTGTACGTTAAATAAGGAGAAGATCATGGGGCAGTATCATACGCTTTACAATGTAGATAAAAAACAAAAAGTTGATGGGTTGGATGGATATAAACTTCTTGAACTTATTGGACATCCTAAATCAACAGCTACCGCACTATTACTTTTAGTTGCTAACAGTAATGGTCGTGGTGGTGGTGATGTGGAAGGTCATCCACTAGTTGGATCTTGGGCTGGTGATAGGATTGTGTTGCAGGGAGATTATTCTGAAAATACAGATCAAGGACACATTAATAATATAAACGAATATGAAGATATTACAGGGCAGGTATTAGAACTTCTTAATACCGCCTTACAATATTATTGAGGAGAATATGTCAGATAACTTTAATGATAATTTGGAAAAGGCTGTACAATCAATTTTAGATAATAAAGCAATTGATCTTGGTGACAATCGCAATTTAATTAGAAGTGGTCTAAAACGTCATGTACAGCTTTTATTTTACACACGGATAGATAATATAATTAAAAAGTTAGTACCCTAGACCTTTAATTAAATCATCAACATTAGACATATATGCGCCTTGAGGTTGTGCGCTAGTATCATAATAGGCAGAATCCAGTAGACCATATCTTGGTTTGCTGGAAACTCCTTTCAATTCACTTGCAATTTCTTTTGCAGTCATTGTGCCTTCTGGATTAAATACTAACATACCGCCATTAGGAGTTGATGAAACTACACCACCTTTTGGATTCAATTTTCTTCCTGCATCAATAATGTCTTTTGAACTTGCTTTTGGATACATAATAGCAGTAGCAGATTCTTTATTAATATTAAATGGTAACTTACTGAATCGTGCAGCACCAACACCCCATTGACCTAGATCTCCACCCATTGATTCAGCATATTGCTGTAATGGCAAATAATCTGAAATTTGTTTTGTTGGAACTCTTCCAATATTTTGAGCATAAACACGATTAAACTCTTCTACGTTAGAAGCAGGATCTACCCATACACCTTGAGTTTTGCTCATAGGCGCATCAGCCAAAGTCATACCTTTTTCTCTTGCAGCTTTTAATGCTTCGTTATAACGCATATCAGATAAAAATTGACCTTGACGAGATGCATTAGCACCCTGCAATAAATTTGGGGATGTGGCTTCAATGTTTACTTGTGCTTCACGCAATGGCATCATAGCCTTTGCAACTACTGGAGAAAGATATTTTGCAGCAGGTGCAACACCACCAGCAAATCCTAACGCACCAAGACCAGCTTGCAATGGGTTTCCTTCTTTAATACCAGAATATATTTCAGATGCTGCAACTGGCGCACCGATAACTGGAAAAGCACCAACATATCCCTTTAGTGCATTCATGGTTTCTGCATTTCGTGGGTTATTACCAAAAGTCTTATATAAATTTTTGATAATTTCCCAGTTTTGAGAATTTGTATTGTATTGTAGATTTTCTGCCATAATTATCTTCCTAAAAGACCTTCTTGATATTTGTAATAGCTATCAATAACTTCTTGATCAATTAACTCGCCAATATTATTTTTTCTTTTTTCCATAGCACCAATTGCCATGTTCTTAATAGCTGCTGGATGTTTTTCTGGATATTTCTGAGAAAAGAATTGAAATAATCTGTTATATGTTTTTGGCATTAATGCTTCAACTGGTGTTGGTTGCAATTTACCAAAATATTGTCCAGCAATATCTGTATCATAAGCTGGGATCTTAGAACCAGATGATGATGGAGTTAGTGCTGTATTTTCAAAAGTTTTAATAATATTTCTTCCAGCAAATCCTTTTGGAAGATTCATTATTTCTGGTTCTAAAGTTGAATTAATAATATCCTCAAAGTTATAACCAAATCTTTCTTGATTACCTTTTAAAGACATCTTTTGCATAAATGCTTTTCTAAACTCACCAGCAGTACCACCAGCACCAAACCCTTGTCCAGTTAATAATTGTTGCTGACCTTCTGGTGTTTCAATGCCTTGAAAATTAGCAAATGGTCGTTTTTTTGCTTTCCCTACAATTGATGCTTCCCTCATTGATTTATTAAAGGCAGCAATATCTTTTGTATCACCTCTTAATGCAAATTGTTTTGCAATGTCAACTGGGTATGTTGTAAACCATTCTGATTTTTTAGCCATTGTAATTGGAGTTGAAAAAACTTCACCAGTACCGCCTTGAGCAAGATTTTCCCTTCTAGTTGCTTCTGTTCTTCCAACAACTCGTTTTGCAATTTCTTTTCCAGATGCACCGCCAATATTTTTTTCATAATTTGGAATTAATCTTGAAAAATCACCGCCACCCATTGTGTAAACTGGATTATCTAATTGCTCACCAGAAACATTTGTAATTAATCTATCTGCATTAGTGAGATCATAAGGTACAACTTTTAAACTTGCGCCTTTTAGATCCTCAATCTTTAATGGAACTTCTGGAACTAAATTACCTTGTGCTTGATTTTCAAAACGAGTGCCAACTAATGGATTGCGATTTTTAGGAGTATCTGGCAAATAAGCATACATACGAGGATCAATAATATTTCTGCCAAATAATCCTGTGCCACTTTCAATTTGACGAGCAATCTCTCTAGCACCAGCTTTTGCACCAGCCCCACCAATTACTGTTGCTGGCAATATATCTGCTGCACCACTAATCCCTTGAAGTGCAGTATTGACATATTGATTACGCATATCTTTTGGCAAAAATGGCAAAGCCCCAGACTGCATTAAAAGTGCAGATTTAGCAAAATCTTGTGGATTCATTCCAGATAATTGATTATATCCACGAACTCCAGCACTTACTGGATCAAGACTACTAGCAATATCACCAAGCCCAATTTGATTTGAAGGATCTGCATACTTGCCAGCCATACTAGCTTCTGCTGAATTTAATGCTCTTTTTTTATTTAGCGCATCAATCAAAAATTGTGGCAATAGCTTGTAGTCATCCATATTTTATTCCCTAATAATTGTATCGTTCCTTTAGGAACTTAATTGAAACAGCCATCTCGTCAAACGCGCCATCATGCACATCGTGCAAGACGTAGAATCCTCGCCAATGCTGGTTGCCTTGTGCGCCCAAATAGTCCTCGCTGTGTTCGTAGAATGATCCTGAGATAATTGCTGTCATCTCTTGTCCATCAGCTCTACGACCATATGAGATCTGTCTGCCCTGCTGGTGACCTGCAAAGCATGACATATGCTTCTTGGTGAGTAGTGCTGCCGTACTTGTAATTGGTCTGCCCATCACACCACTAGTAAAGTAGTGAGAGTACGCAATGCCATCTATCGTTACTACTTCTAGGAATTGGATTACTTCCCAGTCTTGGTAAGGCAAGTCATCCGTAGAGATAAGACCATCTAGCTTCCGATCTTCATTGATTGCCCTGTTAATTCTGTGTTCATGGTTGCCAAGTGTTAGCACCATTCTAGGTTTGTATTGCTTCTCTTTATTGCGTTTAGCTTTCTTGTTGAACTCGTATAAAGGTATCAGCAAGGCATCCATAGCTTCACGAGCAGCTTGAATATCCTTTTGGTAACTCCTACCCTCAAAAGATTTTAATCCTCTGTCGTAGGTGCTTAACGATTCCATGTCTGCAAAATCGCCTATGCAAATTATTACGTCTGGCTTCTTCTGTACTATAAAGTTGCCCAGACAGGTTAAGTAAGTAAAGTCATTGCCTTCTTTTGCCTGTACGTCAGGTATAACTAAATGTATCTTTTCCATGATCTCTCATTAAGAGTTAAAGGTATAATAATTTTACACTATTTCTTTAAAGACAAGTACATACGTTCACCTATGACAAAACTCATACAAGCACCAGAAAGATCAAGCATCATTAGTGTAATTGATTGAGCAACATTTGGTGTGAATACGGCAGCAATAGTAGCAATCCATATAATTAAAATAGCGATATAACGGAATGATGATCTCATGTCAGTAACCCAGCGTGAAGGTTCTCCACTTGGTTTGTCTATGTCAGCAAGTGCTTGTAAACGTGCAGTTTCAGCTTCCATTAGCTTGATACGTTCATCTACGTTTTGTGGAGTTCCACCTGCACCACCAGAAAACTTTGCAAATACACCACGCACACCATCAGCTATTGTTGGCATTAGTGCAGGGAAAATTAAAGATGCTAAACCAGAAAACATGACAACTCCTTAAAAAGTTTTACCTGCTTGAAAGTCAGCAAGCGTTAGTCCATATGTGTATTGAAAATGCGCCATCTCTTTAAACTTCTTCCAACGACCAGCCCATTCAAGACCAACACTTTCGCCAATCTCACCGCACTTGTTAAATAAATCAGCATCCATCCATTGCGCCTTACCATTGACAATTGGACAGAAATCAAAAGCTACTTTCCAGTTATGGAATGATTGACCGCCTTTTGCGTTTGTAACAATTTTCCCTTTTATCGTTCGCCCTTGTGCGTATAACGCATTTTGGCTTTCAGCATCACGATAAGTAGATGTAATAATTACATCAATTCCTTGCTCTTTACAGCAGTTAATAAACTCAGTACACATTGCTGCAACTTTAGGATGCAAGTCAGAAAGGCTGCGAGAGTTAATCATCCAGTTCTTGTCTTTCATTAATCTGTATTGATAAGCTGTCATCAGACCAGATACATACCTCTGACTGATCGTCAAGTAGAATAATGAGTTCATCATCAAACGTGCCGACACCCTCAATAGTCTTGCCTGTCATGTGTTCAAAATAGCCTTGCAACGTACCACGAATTTTAGTAACAGTCATGTACAACTCCATTCAAAGCACCACTATCAATAATCTCGTGTGTCAGTTCACGTTCAGCGATACATCCATCACAAGTTGTTTGATCACCCTCTACGTTGATAATAAATGCTGATTTGCAGTTATCGCAGAGAGTAATTTGGTTTATAAAAGACTGCTTCATTTGTCAACCTTGTGGTCTAATTTTTCAAAAATCTTATCTAACATGGATTCTAGTTTGTCAAACCTTTGCTCTAGTTCATCCTTGCGTACATAGTGCGTAGGAAGTGATATTTCAATCTTTTGCATATCTGCTTTAAGACTTTGTACCGCATCCCATAGCTGTCTAGCGAACCAGCCAAGAACAGAGAGAACAGTACCAATGATAATGTTGATGATTGATTGATCCATGTTATTGTCCTTGCTCTTGTTGCATTAACAAACTATAAATTTGCGGATTTTGTTTAAATGGGATTCTTGGAATTGATGGCAAATAATTAGATGTCTGTCCTAATTTATACGCAGTTTCTCCCATTAGTCTTGGTGAAGTAACAGGCAAAGTTGCTAATGTTGCAGGATTGAAATAACTAGCCAAAGCAGCCAAACTAGCACCACCTTGCCCAGCAAGACCACGAGGAGTTAAAGAACTTAATGCTTGACCAGATACTGCTGGCATAATATTTTCACCACCAACTTGCTCAAGCTGTCTTGCCATATCCAAACGACCACCATAATTTGTTTGCACATTATTACGAGTTAAAGATTGTAATTTGCGTAATGCTGTATCTTTTGATGCTTTGTTACCCAATGATAATGCAGCTTCAATTTCTTTGATTGTAGATGACATTACCTCATAATCTTTCATTGCTTCAGCATAGTCTGGTGCTTGTTTAATAATTGTATCTTTAACAGAATTGCTTGCCCCAGTAATAACTCGTTGTGCTTGAGATTGTTTTGGACTATCTGGATAAATTGCATCAATACGTTGTTTAAGTGCATCAAGACCTACAGTAGTATGTAATGATGGTGATTTTTTCCAATCATTAATCACTTGGCGAACTTCATTAATTTTAGTAACTTCATCTTTACCAATTTTCCATTTACCTTGAACTTTTAGTGAATCCTCAAGACTTTTGAAAGACTGTTCAATTGGAGTAAAATCTAATGGAGTAGTGTCAGCAGCCCATCCTGCTTTATTTGCAACATAATCAGCAGATTTATTTGCTTTCATAGTCTGAAGTGTTTGTTTTGCAGAATTTAATACAGTATCAATAGGTACTTCTTGGCGCATATTTTCAATAAATATCTTACCTTTTTCTCCACCAACTTTACCAGCCTTATATGCTTGGCTTAATGCTTCAGCACCAGTACCTGTAGTCATTCCTACAACATTTGCAGTAAGTCCAGATTTTTCTGGTTTAATTTTTGGCAAAGTTGATTTAGGTGAAATTGGCATACCCATCAAGCCTTGAAGTCCAAGACTATTAATAAACTCACCTAACTTACCAGCATACTCTTGACCAGCTTCTGTTCTAGGTGAGTATGTTGCTCTTTCAGCACCCCTAAAGAACGCTTGCTCTTGAGGAATATATTGCAAGTTAGGATTCATTTTTTCAAATTGCGCTTTTTCTGCTGCAATATTTGCTTGTGGCTTTGGAGTAAACATATTTGCTAAACCGCTTGCCGTTCCTGTTGTTGCGCCAGTTAAGGTTGACAATGCAGCTTCACCAACACCTAGTGCTTGTTCGCCAAGTGTTCTTTCTGGAACAATACGTCTTGGTTCAATAGTACCCATAGGAGTTGGAACACTAGGATCTGCTGAATATGACTGTGTTGAAGCAGATGCAATAATATTTAATCCAGCATCTGACATCTTATCCATCTTATTTGCAGCAAAATATTCTAAATCTTTGGTAGATAACTTGTTTAATGTTTGTTTATCAATAGCCATAATTATTTACCTTTTTTTTCTTTGTTCAAGAAGTTGTTTTGCCAAATCTTGAGCAGACAATGAAGATTCAGAATTTGGAGAACCAACAACAAGTGTAGGATCTAACCCACCAATTTTTGCAATTCTAGAATATTCATTTTCTACTAGCTTTTTTTGCTCTCTAGCAACATTATAGAATTGTTCTGCTGTAGCTAAAAAGTCTGCTCTTTGTGGTGGAGTTAAAATTTTACCAGTTGATATTGTTTCATAATAATTTTTTAATTTATCATATAATCCTGTGGCATTTCTTGCCAAACCAACCTCAGATTCACGAACAACTGATTCTGGATCAAGCAACTTCATAAATTTAGTTACCCCAGCCAAGTCACCAGCAGCAGATGGATTTGTCATTGTAGATTTAATAATTTTATAAGCACTTTCTTGAGTATTAAATGCTTTTACTACTGGATTTGATTTAAACTCTTCACGAATTTTTGTAGCATCTTGGAAACTAGGTTGTTGACTAGGAATACCAGCACCTGCAACCCTAACCTTTGAGTTTTCAATATAGTCATTAACTTGTTTTGCTTCTGCTGGAGTTAATTCACTAAATCGTTTACCACCGAAGTTAGCAAATGCAACTGCATTTCGATCATTAGTTACATCAGCAGTAGATGGGTTTATAGCTTCACGCAATTGAGTTGTATCATTTTTTGAATTAATATATGCAGCCCAAGATTCTGGTGTGTAATCTTTTGGATTAAGTTTAGCAATTTGAGATTCTGCTGGTTTAATTTTAGCAGCAATAATTTCTTTAAGGAGTTCTGGATTTGCTCTAATAGCATCTGCATACTCTGGAAATTGAGTTGCAGCTTGTTCAACTGCTAACAATTGTCTTTTTTGTTGTTCTTTTTGACGTTGCATCTCTGCAATCTTTTGTGCTTGCATATAATCTGCTGTAGCTGTGTCATAAACACCCTGTGCGCCCTGCATACCAGCCTGTGCAGTATTAGCAAGAATACGACCAAGACCTAAGTTTTGGTTTTTAGGAGTTGCAAGGTAGCCAATCAATGCGTTAGCAATGCCTGTACCGATAGAACGCTTACGCAAATCTTCAACAGGCTGTGCGCCTAGCAGTCCTTCCAAGTAAGCTGGTGGTGTCGTTCCCAATCCACCAAGTAAATCTAATAATCCGTTTGCCATGATTTTGTCCTATAACAATGAGATAGGTTGATATTGTTGTTGTTGTTTTTTCATAATTTCAGCTAGTAAGCCTTCTACACCGCCACCGCCTAGACCGCTTTCTGGTGCTTTACCTTGTGTGATTCTACCTTGTGGTGCTGGTGACATAGGTCTTGGTTGGTATTGATTTGCAATAGATGCAGCACCTTTAAGGTTATCAATAGTTGCATATTGTTTTAAATCAGACATGGATGGTGCAAATTGACTGATTGCATTGGATAATACACCTTCACCGCCATTATAAATTTGATTACCTAAAATGTTTGAATAGTATTCTGGGTTAATCATTGTACCGCCAGCACCTTGAACCAAACCCATTGCAGCACCAGTTGGCATTGCAGATGCTATTGGTGCGCCAGCACTTATAAGAGCAGAACTTGGCAATCCCATTGCAGCTTCAAATTCAGCAGCAGTTGCAGGTGCAAGGCTTGTTGCGCCAGCAGTTCCAACAGCAGTTCCACCACCAGCAGCAGCACCACCAAGACCAAGTGCTTGACCTGCGCCACCAGTTAATCCACCAATTGTTCCACCAATTAATGCTTCTTTAAATGGATTGCCACCTGTAACTGCACCCTTCAGCGCACCTACACCAGCACCAACTGCCATCATGGTTATCGGATCAGCCATATTAGTATCCCTTCACTTTACCAACTACAAAGCACAATGGCTCAATAACTGCACGATAGATACGACCTAGCGGATCACGCTTCTTGCCACGCATCTCTTTCCACAAGTCAGCAGTACGATGGCGAGCAATATGCTCTGCAACGCTTCTTACAGCGTTCCTTACAGCGTTTGGAGTTCCGTTGAAGGCATAGGCTACAACTGGTAAGAATAATGTGTGATAGCCCTTCTCAATTGTCTTAGCGTTAGGCATAGATGCTGAATGTTTTAACCAGATAGCTTGACGGAATGAACCAAAGCCGTATGCTTCATTCATCGCTGTACATACAATCTTGCCACCAGATTGAGTTGTCTGTGTTACTGATCCTTGTGGTGCGCCATAAACAGAACCCAAGAAAGTAGATAACTTGCTGTAAGGTAGATTTTGTTGGTAGTTGAATCTGTTGATGTCTGCATCCAACGCTTTTTGTTGGTATCCTTCCATCGCTTGACCAGACTTCAATAGTTGATTAATGTCATTATAGTCAGCAGCAGCCAAAGCAGGTGCAGCACCAGCAGCAGCTTCTTGTCTTGCACGTTCAGCATTGTAGTTTTGGTAAGCCAAGTCACCATACTTGTTAGCCAATGTATTTGATAGTGTTGTGGCTGCACGATTCTGAATATCTGCACTTACGTTTGAACCATAACGACCAGCAAGTGCTGTGCTACCTTGAGCCTGTTTAATTGCATCAAAGTAGTTGGTTGTTGCACCCTGTGCAGCACCTTGTAGTGCTTGGTTAAAGTATGGGTTACTGTTTAGGTAGTTACCACTAATTACATCTTGTTGTTGTTGCTGTGCAGCAGGTAAAAGTGGATTGCCAGCAGTAGCACGATTTGTATTAGCTTGCAATGCAGCTTGCGTAGCTTCTGATGGACTGACATACGTTTGACCACCATAATACTGTGGAGTATTGCTTTTGTATAAGTTTTGCGCTTCATTCAGACCATATGTAATATATGGCTTGAGCATTGGATCAATGCCAGTCTGTGATGTTGAAGTGCCACCGCCACCACTACCACCATAAAATGTAAATGCGTTAGCAAAGTAATTGTGTAATGAACCTAATGTAATCATGTAAAACTCCTAAATATCTATTTCCCAAACTCTTGGTCTAAATCCCATTTGCTTTGCACGTTGTTCCCAACCTCTTCGCATTGATGAGAATGTAATTTTGTTGCAATTGCCTTTTATTGCAATATTTTTGATGTGTTCAAATCCAGCTTCTAATTGATCAGCAGTCTGCAAATAAGCAGCCCATACATGAAGTTCTTTACCAGTAGGTTGCAATACCATGAATCCATTATCTGGTGAAATCCATAGCATTGCACGTTGCTCAAAACAATCACAGTAAATATCTTCTGGAAGCCATGAGTTATGACCTTTAGAACGTATTTTCTCTAATCCCTGTCTTACCCAATCCCATTGAGTTCTTAATTCACTTGGTGGTATATATTTAAGTTCCATTATCCGACCACTACATATCTAAATGTTATTCCAGCAACTGAGTTAGCTGCATGGCGAATAGTAATTGATCCTTTAGCATTAGTATCAACGTAGTAAACGTAACCTGCTGCACTTGAAGTTGTTGGTGTAAGTAACACTACTGAATTAAATCCAATACGTTCATCATAGATGATAGTTGATGTTGCACCACCTACAGCTAAAGTAATTGAGCCTGTATTGTTAGTCTTGCCGTTCATGGCATTGTTGACTACCTCTGAAATCTCACGAGGATCTGCACCAGAATAGTTAAGCGTTCTAAACATTAGCGAGTTCCCTGTGGAATAATATCCACATCAATAGCCATCACGTTAGACCAGTTAGTGCCTGTAGGCTTTATAGAGAATCTATGGTACTTACCATTAGACCTTAATGATACACGATTTTCTGTACTCGCTGGAACGTATGAGCTATAGGTTACCGCACCACTTAATAGGTTTCTTGATGCAACTGCAACATTAGCAGATCCATTATCTACAATTGGTCTAGCAAGTATCGCTGTAGAGTTATATTCGTTACCAATATCACCTGTAACAATCTCTGAGTTTGGATTACTGATTGTTTTAACAAAAGTAACTATTTTTGTAGTTCTTAATCCAGCAAATAACAAACTACCACCAGAGTATTGTTGACTATCCATTGTTACTGGAATGTTATCAAGACTAACCACAGTACCTGTACCGACACCAGTTAATATTGAATAGATATTGTTGCCAGCAGCATAGGTTACTGATGTAGTTCCTGCAATTGTATTCCATTGAGCATTTGTAGTAGAACCAAGACTAACAATAGTGTATCGTTTACCTAGATATGCAGTACCAGTTCCAATAACTGTAGTTCCTGCTGCAATGAACGTAGAGCCAACAACATAAGTTACTCCAGTAGTTCCAGCTAAAGTATTCCAGTTAGCACTAGTGGTAGTTCCCATTGTTTTAATCATGTACTCATTGCCAATAACAAATCCACTTGTTGATATGGTAGCAGCATTTGCAATAGCTGTTACTGCAATGGCATATGTAGAATCAAGTGATTCAAGTGTAGTTCCAGCAGTAGCAATAGATGATGAGTTAGAGATGAAGTTTACGTCTGTTTCAGCAAAAGACCATTTATCTACTTGCCAATTATAAATTAGTAGTAAACGACTACCACCATATACTGATGCAGTTAATGTCTTGAAGTTCCATACCACAATCTTAAGAATAGGATCAACAGTTGCTGACATTGTGTCAAAAGAAGTAGGATCAGCGTAAGTATAAAACCAGTTATCAATCTTTTGGTTGCCAATAGCTTTTAATGATTGACCATCACATGAGTAGAATCCTTCATTACTTAAGAAGTATGTAGTATTACCATACTTGGTAACAGAATTACCTTCACGGCAGCCAAGATTGCGTGAGATGGTATCAAATTGGAAGAATAATGGTGAACCAATATACGACATACGCACAATGGTACGTTCCATTAATATCAGACCAAACTCACCACCAGTAATGCCATTAATGTTACCGCCATCTGGAATAATCTGGAAATCTGATTGACTTGCACTACCAGAAGTCCAATTAGTTTCATCGTTGATATTTGACCATTGAACCTTGTTAGCATTAGTTCCAGTATCTAAGTTTGCACATACCACAAAGTCACGAACTACTGTCACATATTTAGCAATTGGTGCAGCAGCAGCCAAGTCATCAAATGTAGAACTAGAGCCTAGTGTCCATGCTTGAAGTTTATTACGATCATTTGCAACAATAACTGTATCGCCAAACTGTGTAAAATTACAACGACTAACGCTAGAGTACCCACCAGATTTAGATACGTCAGAGAGTGCCAAAGTACCGCCATCAAGTTTAAATAGCTTTGTTGATCCACCAGCAAAGGTAACAGATGTAGAGCCAAATCTACCTGTGTAGGCATTGTTTAAGTTTTCAGATGCAGATGCAGAATAATCAATTGCCAATGGAAAAGAAGAAAATCCTACGGCAGCAGGAATTACGTTCCTAGCAACAGACAAGTTATCAACTATACTAGGTTGATCTGGTGTCCACTCTGTAAATGTTATACGCTGTATTGTCATATATTCCTAATAGATAACCATTACATTCATTTGAGTAAAATTATTACTTGAAGCATCATCAGATGTTTGTAGTGTAAAAGTAGATCCTGTCCTTGAATATTCTGTTGCATAACGTTGTGAACCACTTTCTCCTACTGTGCTTGAAATTACATAACGAGCATCTGGTGGAGTTATAGAGAATGTAAATCGTGCTTGGTATTGACTTGCTGTTACTTGCCAATTACTAAACCCTTGAGAATTAACTGCAAGAGCAGTTCCCGTTCCTGCTGCGCTGCCAGTTGCTGTAAATATTGTTCCTAGTGCGTTACTTGACGAACCAGCAGATGTCCAAGTTGTAGTGCCGACTGTCCAAATAACATACTGCCTTCCTACTGTTAGTGCAGTAGATGCTACTGGGGCAGTAGTATCAACATAAAAATATGCTCTTATGCCATAGTATGGCGCAGAACCTGATGTAGTTGTAATTGTTGTTGCTGTGGCTGGTGCTGCACTTGTCCATGTAGTTATTTTAGCTTGACCATCACCCAACCCAGTACCAATGTTTGCACAAGTAAATACGCTGCCTACTACATAAGTTACTCCAGATGTTCCTGCAATAGTATTCCAGTTTGCTTGTGAAGTAGTAGTTCCAAGACTTGAAATTGAATATTGCACACCAATTACAAAACTTCCTACATTGACAGTTGATCCAGCAGTTGATGTTAATACGTTACCTAGTGTGCTTGGTCTTACTGCTGCAACTGCACTTGTGCTTGTAGAACCAGCAATAGCTACTGAATTTGGTGTCAATGATGTATTTCCAGTACCACCTTTTGTTACTGGAAGAGTGCTACTTATAGTTACCGCACGACCAGTTACTGTTGTTGCAGTACCATTACCTGTACCTACACCAGTAGCAGTAAACTCAACACCAACTGTATTAGATGAAGCACCAATTGCTTGAAAGTCAGTTGGACTTGATCCTAGTGTTGCAATCACATAAGTATTGCCAACAACAAAGCTACCAGCAGAAATTGTATTTGTTATTGAGATTAAGTTACCTGTTACGTTGCCAGATAAGTTACCAGTTACATTGCCAGTTACGTTACCAGTTACACTAGCAGTTACTGCGCCAGTAAATGTTGAAGTTCCTGTAACTGCAAGAGTTCCACCAACTACAAGGTTATCTGCATCTGAACCAGTCTGCATATCTTTAATTTGAGCCATTACTTCACGAATAGCATTGTTTAAATTAGATGGCGCACATCCCTCATTGATGTCAACACCACCAACATCCGTATTAGATGATGCTGATGAACTCCATTCTGAAACTTTATTTTTTGGCATGATTAATCCTTTGGATACCTTGTTTTAATTTCGTTTACTTTAGCAACCCACTCTTCCATTGTAGCTTCGTTACGTTGAGCCTTAAAGAATAGTGGATCTGATTCGCTACGATAGGCTTCAGTTCTTAATTGTTCATTCCTAGCATTTATTTCACTTTGCGTTAGCACATCATCTTCCCAACCAAGCCAATACCCATCTTGTTCCCATACATAAGACTGATCAACATTTGATGGATATGAAGTATGTGTAAAGTTTGCATATGACTGAGGATTCCAGTCTTTTGTTTTTGCAATTACTTCATTATTTAATTTTAAAATAAATGACATTTTTATTCCTATGAGAATGATGCTACTGCAATAGAATCTGTAGTTGCCGTTCCTGTTACGCTATAAGTTGTTCCAGTAGCTGACGTTGTTGGAAAAGTATTACCTGCGTATATTCTTTGAGTTCCATCAAATGTTGTATTGACATTTTGTGTAGTAAAGCCAGCAGTTGTAACACTTCCTGTGTTAAATCTATTTTGGATTCCAATAACTGCCCCACCAGATGCTGTATCAATGGTTGTAGATATAGTTGCTGCATTTGTGCTTGCAGCAGAATTGGAATCATAAGTAGTAACAGTTCCCCACCCAGTTAAGCTATATACGACAACATAACATCCATTTGAAGCACCACTTCCTGTAACAACAATATCAGCAGTAGTTCCGCTTGCTACACTAATTCTAAATAGAGCAGTATTTGATGCAGAGTTTGTACCAACAATACTTGTCATGGCATTGCCACCAAGTGTTACTGAGGATACAGTTCTGTTTGTTGATGAATTTAACATTACTCCAACAACAATTACTCTATCAGAAGTAGCAGTTCCTATATTTGCAGCAGTAAATGTGTATGTTGTTGCACCAGTAGTATTACTTACAGCACCAATATAATTTAAAGCCTTGCTAGAAGTAACGTTTCCAACTTCAGCCCTTAAAAAATGACTTAACATTAAGCCACGCTTCCAACAAGTGCGCCATAGATAGTAGATCCAACTTTCCATAACTCAATAACTGTATAGCCTGTCAATGCAAGTGTAGGTGCAGTTCCACCAACCCAAACTACACCAATGGTAGTCCAAGTAATAGTATAAGCTGTACCATCATTAATCATTAATGTAATACCCTCGCCAGCATCAAAATTTGATACTGTTGGTGTTCTATTTGCACCTAAAGTTACCAACTGAATTGAACCATTCGTAGGATCAATTGCAAATCCAGCACCATCTGTAATGGTATATACATCCTCAATAATCGTTCCAGTTATTGCTGGTGATGTTGCTGATAGTTTTCCATTAAATGTATTCCAGTCCGTAGATGTTAAGTATCCATTAGCAGATGTTGTTGCTGCTGGCATACTTATCGCAGGAGTAGTGCCACCACTTGACACTACTGGCGATGTTGCTGTTACGCTTGTAACTGTACCAGATGGAGTTGTAACTGAACCACCAAGACTAACTGCCGTTCCGTTAATAGTAATGCTTGAGTTTACTAACCCAGCATTAGGAAGTCCTGTGCAATTGGTTAAAGTTCCAGATGCAGGAGTTCCTAGCGCACCACCAGCTTGGTATTTGTCTGTGTTTAAGTTAGTAAAATTAGAATCAACCTCATCATATGTGAGTGGCGATCCTTTTCCTGACCTTGTTACTATTGTTGACATAATTATCCTTGTCTATACCAAGTATTGCTATTTACTGTAACATCAGTCCATGTGACACCAGTAACAACGTATCCATCAACCCAGTATCCATCTAAAACATATAAACCACTATCAGTATTTGTCCATGTATTATTGCCAACAGCAACATTATCCCAAGTGTTACCAAGACTACTTACTGCTAGATTTGCTGTACAAGTTATTGCGCCAAACGCAGAATAATTAGCATTTGCATAGCAACTTGTTGTAGCTAACGCATTTACTGAGCCAATTCCACTATAAATAGCGTTAGAACTTGCAGAAACGCTTGCTAACGCATTTATCTGTGCAACCCCTAGTCTTTGCCTTACCGCATCAGCAGTTACGCTTCCTGTGGCTGTTATGGAAGCTGAATTTGTCCTGATCGCATTAGCGTTGCATGAAACATCTGCATAGGCATTTATACTTGCAGTAGCAAATAGAATCCTAGTAGCTAGTGATGCAAATGGTGCTTCAGCAAATGCGCTAAATCCAAACATTAAGCATCCACAGCATCAGAGAAGTCTTTTGCTTTTAAAGCTAAATAGATGGCTTCACGGGTTGCATCTTTGATGTAATCATCGCCTGTAAATGTTAGGTTTTGCCATGCAACAGGATTGTGATTCTCGTCACGCACTTCTTTGCTTACATAGCCGTTGATAACCACTTCAAGTGATTTATTCTTAAAGTCTTCTGTAATAGAAAAGATGTTCCAATATGTAGCATCAATGCCAAATACTGTTTTTACTGATTTTAATAAAGCCATTATCCACATCTCCAATTAGTACCATCATAAAAT